ACTTTACTGGCGGAGCCGGTGGAGCAGGCTCATATCCTTTCTCCAGTGGTATTGGAGGAAGTTCTATTTTTGGTGGTGGAGCGGCTCCAAAGAGTACTGTTGGAGTAGGCAATGCGGGTAATGCTTACGGCGGCGGCGGTTCCGGCGGTCTAGGCGGTGCTGGAGGCGGCGCTGGTGCGTCAGGTGTAGTTATCCTCGAGGAGTTTTACTAATGTGTGACCAACTCAGCCACTTTGTTGTTGAAAAGTATGTCCACCTCAAGGAATTTCTTGATAAAGACAACTGCCGCGATCTGACCATTGAACTCAAGCGTTTGGTTGCAGAGCAGAAGACGGTCAAAGATGAGCAATGTCCGACATCCGAGGCGGTGCATGGCGCAATGGCATTTGACAAATTGCTGATTGATTTGTTGCCGCACTTTGAAAAAGCATCTGGCAAACGGCTTTATCCCACATATTCTTATGCGCGGTTGTATGCGCCCGGCGAAGATTTAACTATTCACACTGACCGCGAATCGTGCGAAATTAGCGCAACATTGACTCTTGGATTTGATGGCAATGTGTGGCCTATTTACATGGGTGATAAGGGTAAAACTAACTCAAACAAGATTGACATGGCTGTGGGCGATGCTGTGCTTTACAGGGGCATGGACAAGCATCATTGGCGTGAGACATACACAGAGGGGAAGTGGCAAGCGCAAGTGTTCCTGCATTACGTTGATGCTGATGGTCAACACGCTGAATGGAAATTTGACAAGCGACCAGCACTTAATTTGCCATCAACTGAAATGCGGCATTGGGTTTACAACGACATTTTGACATCTGAAGCCTGTGATTCCCTAGTTAAGCTGTACACACAAAACCGATTGACAAAAGAACCACCTCACATAGGCAATGGTCAAATTGATACATCTATTCGCAATGTCACTCGTGTGATGTTGCCGACATACAAAGACATTGGAGGTCGGTTGGCGGCGGCTGGTCTGTGGGCAAACAAGCAAATGTGGAACTTTGACGTTACTCATTCCAATCAAGCTGAGTTCCTTGCATACCCTGCTGGTGGTCGCTATCAAGCTCATGTGGACACTTTTTTGCAACATGGGGATGAATGCCGCAAATTGACGGTATTAGCGTTCTTGAACGATAATTTCAAGGGCGGCAAGTTCTTCTTGCAAGACGGGCAAAATCGTTACTATCCACCGCAGACCAAAGGCACTGTGCTGGTGTTTCCATCTTTCATAATGCACGGCGTGGAAGATGTGGAAGAGGGCGAAAGGTTCAGCGTAGTTTGTTGGATGGTAGGCAAATTCTTTAGGTGACGCATGAGTGATTTAAAAATGGTTTCAGAAGTTGAGGCAAACTTGTCATCACATGAAAAAATTTGTGCTGAAAGATATAAAGCCATTCAAGAATCCTTTGCAGATGGCGACAAGCGCATGACCAAGATTGAATATTTGCTTTATGCTGTGATTGTTGCAGTTCTTTTTGGGCCGGGCGTAGCGGCAGAATTTGTTAAGAAAATATTGGGGCTGTAAATTGACCCTATCACGCTTCTTGTCATGGCAAATAGTTGCGTGGCGGCTATTAGACAAGGCGCGACACTTTACAAACAAGCCAAAGAATCTTTCCTTGAAGTCAAATCAACCGCCGATGAAATCATTTCAGACGCAAGAGCAGTGCAATCATGGTGGCAAAAATGGTTCAGCAAACCAACCAAGCCTGTGGCGAAAGCGAAGAAAAAAGAAAAATACATTGCTTATACAGAAGCTCAAGCCGCATCCGATATTGTTAATCAATTAACAGAATTTTTTGCATTACAAGACCAGCTTAACGAATATTTGAGGGCTGAAGAATTGAAAGCAGAAATCTATGATCCAAACATGACCAATGCGGAATTGATGAATTCAGCGATGCATAGAATTTTGTGCCAACAGCAAATGTCTGAATTAGAAGTAACGATTCGGGAAATCATGGTGTATCAAACGCCCGGCTTGGCTGATTTGTACACTCAAACTTTTGAATTGCGCGGCAAAATGCAAGAACAACAAACCAAAGCACGGCTGGCGCAAGAAGCACAAGATAGGCGGGACGCATGGCTACACAGGCAAAAGGAAAGAAGTCTTCAGATAAAAGTGGCGTATCTATTGGCAACGGCTTTCCTCCTCCTTTACGTTTGGCTGTGGCTGATTCTCCTCAATCGGTGGCAAAAAATATAATGGGCTGGATTGCCGCTTGTGTCTTAATTGGGTTATTACTTCCCTTGCTTGGATTTCTTTATATTGATATATTGATTGCCAAACATGATGTAAAAGTTGAATTAACCAAGGTGCAAGAATTGCGCCGACAGATTGAGCAAGAAAAACGAAAGGATGAATGATGGATTGGCTAAAACAAATTGCGCCGACAATTGCAACTGCGCTTGGTGGGCCTCTTGCAGGGCTTGCTGTGGACGCAATCAGCAAAGCTGTTGGCATTGACCCCAAAGACGTTACAAAGACCATCAGCGAGGGCAAATTAACTGCTGACCAGATTGCACAGATTAAAACCGCTGAATTGGCAATGGCGGCACGGGCGCAGGAACTTGGGCTGGATTTTGAAAAGATTGCCGTTGATGACCGCAAATCAGCGCGGGAAATGCAAGCGACAACTCAATCTTATATACCCGGCGGCATGGCAATCATTGTCACTTGTGGTTTCTTTGGCATCTTGATCGGTTTGATGACTGAACATTTCAAGACCAGCGATGCTTTGATGCTTATGCTTGGCTCGCTTGGCACGGCTTGGACAGGCATCATTGCCTTTTATTTTGGATCATCTGCCGGAAGCCAGCGCAAAGACGATCTTCTTCACAAATCTATACCCACGCCATGAATTTAACTCCGCACTTCACCCTTGAGGAATTGACGTTCACAGACCACCGTGAATACGACAATACCCCTAACGAACAAGAATTAGAAAATCTGAAACGTCTAAGTTTATTTTTGGAAGAAGTAAAGAAACTTCTAGGTGGTAAAGCAATCATTGTGAATTCGGCTTATCGGTCGGAAGAAGTCAATCGAGCCGTGAAATCAAAAGATACCAGCCAGCACCGTCACGGTTGTGCCGCAGATATACGAGTGCTAGGTATGACACCTGATGAAGTGGTGCAAGCAATTATTAATTCTGATTTGCAATACGACCAAGTTATCCGTGAATTTGACCGCTGGACTCATGTCTCAATTCCCAACGAAAAAGAACATGAGCCACGCCTCATGTCGTTAATCATTGATAAACAAGGCACTAGAACATATTCTTAAATTAAACTGTCACGAATATGTGCCTTAATATGGAAAATTCCATAAGGTGCATATATGCAAAAAATTACTGACCAAGAATTTATTGAGTTGTGGAAATCTCATGGCGGTAATGCAAAAAAACTTGCCGAAACCACGGGCTTAGATCACCGTGGCATTCTCAGGCGCAGGCGCGGCTTAGAAGTTAAATATGGCGAATCGTTAGTGGCGGCTAATCCCAAGGTGGGTATATCAACCAAACCTAGTACGGCTCGCAAAGACTTAGGAATATTGAATGGGACTGTTATTGTATTTAGTGACGCTCATTTCTGGCCCGGTATCCACACCACGGCGTTTAAAGGACTTTTATGGGCTATTTCAGAGTTCAAACCTCATGCGGTCATAAATGCGGGTGACGCTTTTGACGGCGCTTCAATTTCGATGTATCCTAGGATCGGTTGGGACTCGACACCAAGCGTAATTCAAGAACTTAAAGCCTGTGATATAGCACTTGGTGAAATAGAAGATACAGCTAAGAAAGTTAGAAGCAACACGCAATTAATCTGGACACTTGGCAATCATGATGCAAGGTTTGAAAACCGTTTAGCGGCAAATGCACCACAATATGAGTTTGTCAAGGGCTTTAGTCTTAAAGACCATTTCCCTGCTTGGCATCCATGCTGGGCTTGCTGGCCCACGGAGAATACGATTGTCAAGCACCGATGGAAAGGCGGCGTACACGCTACCCACAACAATACTGTGAACGCTGGCGTATCAATGGTTACAGGGCATCTACACAGCCTTAAAGTGACACCGTTTGATGACTACAACGGTACGCGCTATGGTGTTGATACAGGCACGTTGGCAGACCCTAGCGGCCCACAGTTTGAGAATTACTTAGAGTTGTCACCGACCAACTGGCGATCAGGATTTGCTATTCTGACATTCCACGATGGTAATTTATTATGGCCTGAACTTGTACATACTTGGTCTGAAAACAAGATTGAGTTTAGAGGCAAAATACATGACGTATAAAAATAGGGAAGCAAGTTATTAGTAACTTGTCTCCCCTTAAGGACAACTGCAAAGCAATTATATCAGCCCACCAATTCCCACACAAGACCGTCTTCGTCTTCAACAACGTCACCAACAACGTAGTCGGCTAATTCGTCTTCAACTTCTTCGTCTTCAACTTCTTCGTCTTCGTATACAACTGCTTCGTAGTCAACAGCCCAGCCGTGATCTTTTTGGAACTCAATAAATTCTTGAATGATCTGAGCTTTTTCAAAGTCAGAAGTTTCAATAGTCAATTTGTCGTCTTCAGACCAAGCCCAATCGCCAATGTCGATAACCAATTTGTACATGATGCACTCCTTAAAATTTGGTACGGAATATTCCGTACACAAACTTTAACTCAATTAAATGACATTTAAAAGTTAACCATTAATTTTTAATTTAACTTTTTAATCAGACATTACCCAAAACAATAGTAATACACCGCCAATGCCAATAATTGCACCTAACAGCAAAACAAATATTGTTTCAATCATTTTATTACCTCCCTATACGCTTTAATCGCGTCTTTTACGTCGTTTTGCAATTGCTCAATATGATTTTGTTGCTTTTGCATCTTGGCGTACGATTCGGCGGCAAACTTGGCTAAGTTTTCATGAGTCCATGTTTCAAATCTTGTTATCACTTCATCAATGACTTTATTTTGCAAGTCATCATAAAATTCTTGCGATGATTTTGGCGCAATCAATTTTGTTGGTTTGTTAAATCCATTCATAGTAAGCCCCATCCAAACATAAAAAAGAAACTGTAAACTTTGCAAATAATGCCGACAACAGTCGCCCAAAACAAGCTGGTCAAAATTGTTAATGCGTGTTTCATCTTAAAAACCCATCACGCCTTGCTGTATGCGTTGTTCTGTATTCAAACAAATTTGCTAAATGCGGATTCATAATTGCAAATAATCTTGCAAGATATGGGCTTATGTGGTCGTTAATTTTCCAGCCACCATCGCCTTGCTCAGACAGCGCGGAATGATGCCGCAATACATGGATGATGGTTCTGGCTGAATAGTGCTTGAAACCCGCTTTAACGACCTTGAAAGCCTCTTGTTCAAAGGCAATCCAGATGTGTGCGTTTTCCGGTATCCAGCGTAAGAATTCATTGCTGAATTGTTCTTTGTGTTTATGTGCAATATCTTCAATTGTAAAATTTTTCATTTGATTTAATCCTTTGGCGACTTACTGGTTACCCATGCGCCTGTTTAGTTAAAAGGGTATATCGTCATCAGGCATGGATTCGGCACGGCGACCGGGGCGTGGTTCTGACTTAGGCTTTTCTTTGTCATACGGTTCATTGATAAAAGCATAGCCATTCCATTCAAGCGGAATAACATCCAGTTTTAACATTGGGCCATGTTTGCTTTCAATGATTGCACCAATCTTTTGGTACTTTTTCTTTGTTTCGCCTTGTGCGTTGACGTATTCGCCCATCACGGCAGTGACTTCTTTATATGCCATTTTTAATTTCTCCATTCATTTCAAGTAATGCATCTTGGTCTTCTTCATACAAATCATCAAAAGGCACAAAATGATTTTCAGAACAGCAATGAAATTTTTCGCCTTTGGGTGTTAAGCAATAACAACAATATTCATTGCTTTTCATTTTGATTCCTTGGCAAGTTCAGCTTGCTTTTTTATTGCACTGCGGACTTTGCTATCTAGCTTTGACCACAACGCAATTTTTTCATCACCATCTTCAATGCCAATGTAGTTTTCGTAAGCACCATGAATATCATCAGCCGCCACACGTTCCAAAATAGAA